TTATGTAGTCTCTAACGAAAAGCTAGAAAAAACTGGCTGGTCTTGTGATTTTTCTTTAGATGCTGGAATTAAAGAACTTTTATTAGCTTACAAAATGATTTCTAATTTCAAGAACAAAGATTTCACAAATCTATAAGGATATTAAATGAAAGTTTTATTTGTTTACAAGCCCTACTATGAGCATGATTTTGATTCTGAAACTCAACAAGAAAAATTGAGAGGTTCATTTCATGCAGCTTTTGGAGAAGATAATCCTGATTATCAAATTGATGTATTACACTTTGGATTAGCTCCAGGATTGATTCAAACTGCTAAGGAAATGAATGAAGAAATTCTTAAAAAGGATTTTGACATTTGTATTGTCAGTGAAGAATTGACTTTTGCTGTTGAGATGGATGTAATTAAGAAGTTAGGTAAAAAACTATTCTTATGTTGTTGGGATACATTTATTGCTACAACTACAGACTTATATACAAACTTCAGAATTATGATGAAAAAGCCTCGTATTTGGGGTGAACACGTTTGGCCAATTCCAATTTCAGAAGCATCACAATATTGCAATGTATTAGTGGCAGACTATGGATATGGAGAAATGTTTCCAAATGTTTATGCTATTTGTACTCCTATTGATACTCGGATTTACAATACTGAAAATATCCAAGAACGTGATATTGATGTTGGATTCAATGGGATGTTCTATATTCAAGAAAGAGCTAAATATTACGAAATATTTCAAAAAGCTAACATTCCGGTCACATATACTGGAAGCACTAATAAAAGAATATGGCCAGCTCAAGTATTGCCACCAGGAGATTTTGCATCTATTTTCAAGAGAACCAAAATTTCATTAAGCTATACAGAGTCAATTTTCGGACCTAATAATAGGCAAAGAAAAGGTAGAATTTATGAAGTTGCTGCAACAGGTAGCTTCTTATTAACAACTCATCCTGAAGTTATGAAATACAGGAATAGCACTTGGTTCAATCTTGGTGAGCATTTCGATTATATGGATGAATCTAACTGTGTTGATAAGGTTAGATATTATCTTGCGAATCCTGAAAAAAGAGAATCTATGGCAAATGCAATGCACCAACATTTTATGGATACCTGTGCTCCTAAAATTTGGTGGGATAACATCTTTAAATGGGCAAAAGATAAATGATAAATATTGATAATCTAATCAGAGAAGAATTAGGCATTGAAGATAAATCAAATACAAAATTATGTGTCGATGCTGAATTTAATAAAATCAACAAAATTAAAGTAAATAATATTGTCAATAATTTTATTGCACCAATTCCTAATTCTCACAATATTGAAGATGAAAAATTCATAAGTGAAAATGGATATTGTCATCTTGGTAAATTATTTTCTGATGATGAAGTAAATGAATTACTTAATCTCATTAAAAATGAACCTGGTTATAATTACCATATAGCTGCAAATTCATATAATCGTGAAGCAAAAGTATTTACTGAAGATTTAGATTGGAATGTACTAAGTTATGAACCTTCTGTGTTCTTAAGATCAAAAACTTTATTAGACAAAATTACAAAACCTGAAATTCTTTCTCTAGTGCAATCATATCTTGGATGTTTTCCAACTATGTATTCTGTCAATTGTGTTTGGTCTAAATTTACTAATCAAGAGTTTAAGACACAACTAGTACATAGAGATTATGATGATTTTAAATTTGTTTCATTTTTTGTTTTTCTAACTGATATAGATGATAACAACGGTCCTCATATGTATTATCCAAAAACTCAAAATGGAGAAGATCAATCTGAAGAACCAATTATTGTCAAAGGCGAAAAAGGAACAGCATTTTTAGCAGATGTATATGGATTGCATAATGGTGTCCCTTTGAAATCTGGAAATAGATGTCTGCTTTGGTGTAGATTTGGTTTGATGTTGAATAATATGCATTACAAAGACCAATGTAATTTGTTCGCAACAGATTCAGAAAATATTTTTGATAAAATTGAAGACAATGAATACAACAGATATTTACTTAGAGGCTTTTTGAAAGACTAAGGTAGTTTCTGGATTAGAAGAAGCAACGTAAAATAAGATACGTTGCTTTTTTCTTTTATAAAACTGATATGAATGAAGAATTAAAATCCATTGCAAAACAAACCAGATTAGAAGTTTTTAAGTTTAAAACTTCATCAGGTTCAGGTCATTTAGCAAGTTCATTATCTTGCGTTGATATCGTTACTTCTTTGTATTATGATAAAGAAGTAGAATTCAATCCTCATGAAGATTATTTGATTTTTAGTAAAGCACACGGATCTCCAGCAGTTTACCCAATATTAGCTGATTTAGGATTTTATGATAAATCAGAGTTGGATAAGTATTGTAGACCAGGTGGAATTTTAAAACTTCATTCAGATGCTTCAATTCCAGGATGTCACTTTGTAGGTGGATCTCTTGGTAATGGAATTGGATATGCAGCTGGACTGGCTTTAGGTAAAAGAGACAAAAAAGTTTTTGTTATCTTAGGTGATGCAGAATTATATGAAGGTTCAGTTTGGGAAACATTGATTTTTATTGCTCATCATAATCTCAAAAATGTTGTTTTGATTATTGATAGAAATAAGTATGGAATTTTAGGAGCTACTGAAGAAATGCTCAAGTTGGAATCCCTTAAGGATAAATTTGATGCATTTGGATTTGACACTCTTGAAATTGATGGACACGATTTTGATGATTTAAGATCTTCCTTAACTCATAAAAGTGATAAGCCTATTGCAATTATTGCAAAAACAATTAAGGGCAAAGGTGTTTCTTATATGGAAGACAAGTACGAATATCACACAATTATTCCAAAAAGTGAATCTGATATTAAGCAAGGAATTGAGGAATTATCATGACAGCACAAAGAGATGTATTTATTCAAGCTCTTTATGAAAAAGCACTATTAGACAAGAACATTGTTTTTATTTCAGCTGATATGGGAGCTCCTACACTTGATCAATGGAAGTTTAATTTACCAGAACAATTTATTGCTGCTGGAATTTCTGAACAAAATGCTATCAATGTAGCAGCTGGTTTAGCAGAATCTGGTAAAAAAGTCTTTGTTTATATAATGGCAAGCTGGTTTTCCCGATGTATTGAACAAGTGAGATATTCTTGTGCTATGGCCAATAATCCAATTACAATTTTAGGAAATGGAGTGGCTTTAGGATATGCACCTTCAGGACCAGCACACGAGCCAAATGAAGATATTGCTCTATCAAGATCTTTGTTGAATATTGAAGTTCATTCGCCTTCAAATGAAAGTTCAACATTTAATTTAGTTGATTTGTGTTTATCAGTTCCAAAGCTTAGATATATTCGCTTAGAGAGAAATTATGCAAAACAAATGCAAGTTTTTTCTTATGAACAAAATGAATTTATCAAGACACTATATGAACATAATGCAGAAAGTAATGAAAAAATCACATTCCTTTCTAGTGGATATATGCTTGGAAGAACTTTAGATGTAGCTTCTCAATTAGATTCAAATAAAAATATTTCTGTAGTTGATATATCCAGAATAAAGCCTTTACAAAACGATATTTTATTATCATCTTTGTCAAACTCTACATATGTAGTTACCATTGAAGAACAATCACTCGATGGTGGTTTTGGTTCAGCTATTTGTGAATTTATTTGTGATAATCAAATTTCTTGCAAAGTTTTGAGATTGGGCTTGCCAGATCATTACATCTTTGAAAATGGGTCTAGAGATTATCTTATTGACCAAAATGGATTATCAGTAGAAAATATCAAAAAGTTAGTTGTTGAATTTATTGAAAATGAGTAATAATTTTAAAATAAAAGATCTTAAAGAAATTAATTTAGATTTTTTCAAAGATCATCGTGGAGAAATTTACACCTTTTGGAATAGTTTTGATTTTGATGAAAAAATTATTTTCAATCATGATAAATTTACATACTCAAATAAAAATGTTTTCAGAGGCATACACGGAGATTTTGAATCGACAAAATATGTAACTTGTGTTTCTGGAGAAGTGTTTTATGTATTTGTAGATAATAGAAAAGACTCAGATACATACAATCAGTTTGACATTGTAACTTTGTCACAAGAAAAAAAGAATGCAATAATTTTTCCTCCAGGTATTGCTTCAGGTGCATTAACTTTAAGTGATCATTCAGTGACAGCATATAAGCTTTCATATCCAAATAAATATCCTGATGTTGATAAGCAATTTTCTTTAAAATGGAATTCTTTTGATATAGATTGGCCAGTAAAAGATATGATTTTTTCAGAGAGAGATAAATAAATGAATAATTTAGATGTATTGTTTGTAAGCCCAGGTGGTTCTAACTTAGTTTATCAAGGATTGTCAGACAAAATTTCTGCAATTGAACCTCCTACTTGGGCTTTACTTTTAGCACAGTCAGTAAGATCAGTAGGACATAAAACTGCTATTCTTGATATGAATGCTGAAAAAATTTCATATGAAGAAGGATTGGAAAGAATCAAAAATTACAATCCTAGACTTATTTGTTTTGTAGTATATGGTCAAAATGTAAATTCAGGAACAGTTTCTATGTCTGGTGCTGTTCAATTTTCTGAGTTTATCAAGGAAAGTGGAGTAGAATCCCCAATTGCATATGTTGGATCATATGTTCAAGCTCTTCCAAAAAAGACTTTGATTGATGAAAAATCTATTGACATTGTCTTTATGAATGAGGGTGTGTATGCTCTTAGAAATCTACTGAAACAAGAAATCAATCTTGAATCATTGGATAGTATCAATGGAATTGCTTGGCGGAAAAATGGTGAAGTAGTATTTAATGATCCTGAAATTGTTGTCCCTACTGAAAGAATGGATATAGACTTGCCAGGATATGCTTGGGACTTACTTCCATATAAAGAACGTCCATTAGATATGTATAGATCTCCATTGTGGCATGCTGAATATGATGAAAATAAAAGAAGTCCATATGCAGCACTACAAACTTCTTTAGGATGTAGATTTGGATGCTCTTTCTGTATGATCAATATCCTAAATAGAAACGATAATGAAGAAATTGGTGTTGCTGGAAATTATAGCAATATGAGATTTTGGTCACCAGAATTTATTATTCAGGAATTTGACAAGCTTGTTGAAATGGGAGTGGAAACAATCAGAATTGTAGATGAAATGTTCCTCCTAAATAAAAAGTATTATGTACCTCTTTGTAATATGTTGAAAGAAAGAGGATATGGTGAAAAAGTCAGAATGTGGGCTTATTCCAGAGTTGATACCGTAACTAATCCTGATGTCTTGAAATTAGTAAGAGAAGCTGGAATTAAATGGCTTTGTTTAGGAATTGAAAGTTCTGAAAAGAAAGTACGTCTTGAAGTTTCTAAAGGTAAATTTGAAGATGTAGATATTGTAAAGGTAGTTAAACAAGTTGAAGAAGCTGGCATTGAAGTTTTAGCAAACTATATCTTTGGTCTTCCTGGAGAAGATATGGAAACTATGCAAAAAACACTTGATCTTGCATTAGAGCTAAATACTGCAGGATGGAATGCATATCCAGCTATTGCTTTGCCAGGAAGTCAACTTTATAAAGACTCTTATGATAATGGATATGAATTACCAAAAACCTATGATCAATTTGGATTTCATGCTAAACGAACACTGCCTATGTTCAATCCTCAATTGACTAGAAGAGAAATTTTAGATTTTAGAGATCAAGCATTTATCAAGTATCATTCAAATGAAAACTTCTTGAATATGATTGAATCAAAATTTGGAAAACCTGCTCGAGAGAATATTCTCAAGTCTTTAGAAATTCAAATTGTAAGAGAAGACCTATAATAAAGATATGAATAATTTTTTCCTACCACTTATGAATGACAACATTGATAAGCAAGATATTAATGCTGTTGTAGATTTTTTATCTCAAGATTCTATACCAAAACTAACCAATGGACCAAAAGTAAAGGAATTTGAAAATGCTTGGGGTGATTGGCTAGGAACTAAATATAATCTTTTTGTCAACTCTGGTGCTTCTGCTAATGAATTAACTATGTTGGCATTAGCTCAAATAGTAGGTGAGGGGGAGATAATTCTTCCCCCACTAACTTGGATTTCTGATATATCTTCAGTATTGTTTTCTGGACATAAACTAGTTTTTGTAGATGTCAACTTTGAAAATTTATCATTTGATATTGATAAGCTTAAAGAAGCAATAACTCCTAATACTAAAGCTATTTTTCTAACTCACGTATTAGGAATCAATGGTCTTACAGATGAACTATTGAGCATTTGTAAAGAACAAAATATTTTATTAATTGAAGATGTTTGCGAATCTCATGGAACTACTTTTCAAGGTATAAAAGTGGGAAATTTTGGTTTTGCAAGTAATTTCAGTTTTTATTTTGCTCATCATATGTCAACTATCGAAGGTGGAATGATCTGTACTAATGATTGGAATTTCTATCAAGTTTGCAGAGCTTTAAGATCTCATGGAATGACTAGGGAAATGACTGATGAATCAATGAGGCAGCAAATCATTGATGAAAATCCTGATCTTAATCCAGATTTTATTTTTCTAAGACCAGCTCATAATTTTAGAAGCACAGAAATCAATGCTGTAATTGGTCTATCTCAATTACCTAAACTTGATATTAAGAATCAAGAAAGAATAGATAATTTCAACTATTTTATGTCGAAATTAGATTCTGAAAAGTATCATACAAATATCAATATTGAAGGCAACTGTAATTATGCTTTCATTGTAATATTGAAAGAATCTAGTTTTGATAAAAGAAATGATTTAGAAAATAAACTTAAAGAAAATAAGATTGAATTTAGAAGAGGATTGTCTGGTGGTGGAAATCAAATGAGACAACCTTTCTTCAAAACAATTTACACAGAATTTGAAAATTTCTCAAACATAGAACATATTCACAATTTTTCTTGGTATATTGGAAATTATCCAGGGCTTGAAAGAGAAAAAATCGACAAGCTTATAGAGGTACTAAATGGCTAGAAAAGATGTTTTGAAAAATATTATAGTTTTAAATTATGATAGTTTTCAAGATCATCGTGGTCAATTGTATACCATATGGGAACAAAAACAATTTAAAGATCTGAATTTCAATCATGATAAAGTTGCTACATCTAAAAAAGGTGTCTTAAGAGGTTTACATACAGATAAATCTTGGAAACTCATTACTTGTATTTATGGCAAAATACAATTAGTAGTGGCAAATTACATATCAGATAGTGATGAATATTTAGATCATATGGATATAACTGTAGATGCAGATTCACAAGATAAATTAAGTATTCTTGTTCCTCCAGGATTCTTAAATGGTCATTTGGTTTTAAGTGATTTTGCTGTTTTTCATTATAAATGGAGTTATGAAGGTAATTATCCAGATATTGATGAGCAACAATCTGTGAACTGGGCTGAACCAAAATTGAATATAAATTGGATGTGCCAAAATCCAATTTTATCTAATAGGGATAAAAACACACCATTATTATGAAAGATTTATATAAAGATATCAAGATTTTAATTATTGGAGATTCTTGTGAGGATAGTTTTGTATATGGTGATGTATTTAGATTAGCACCTGAAGGACCAGCTCCAATTTTCAATCCAGAACATACTAAATCTAATGGAGGTATGGCTCTTAATGTATTTGATAACATTAAAGCAATTGGAGCTTTTGCTAAGCTTATAACTCACAATGAAACAATTATCAAAACCAGATATGTAGATGAAAGAACAAATACACTTTTACTACGTGTTGATACAAATGATAAAGCTACACAAATATCTGATGAATTATTAAACAATATTCAAAATAATATTTATGAAAATGTCAAATACGATGCAATAATCATTAGCGATTATTGTAAAGGTTTTTTATCTGAAGAAGATATCAAAACAATTGCTTACAGAAATGATAATGTATTTTTAGATACAAAGAAAATTTTAGGTGATTGGTGCGAAAATGTATCTTTCATAAAAATCAATCATACCGAATATGATAGAACAAAACACACAATAGATTTCTTAGATCTTTATAAAAAAATGATTATCACAAGATCTGATGAAGGCTGTGAATATTGGCATAAAATTTATCCTGTTGAAAAAGTAAACATTAAAGATGTTTCTGGTGCAGGAGACACTTTTATATCTGGTTTAGTTTGTGAATATGTAAGAACAAAAAACATTGAAAAAGCAATATTGTTTGCTCAAGAATGTGCTACCAAAGTTGTTCAAAAAAAGGGTGTGTGTACTATATAATTATGAAAATTTTATTTATCACTTCAAGATGGTTTTGCGGAGATAGAGTTGGAACACCCTGCCATACCAAAAATATTGTCAATTCCCTGGAAGCAACATTTAATAATGACCCTAATGTTGAATATGAAGTAAAATATATCTCACCATCAGAAATTTGGTCAAGAGAAGAATTATGTAAAGTTATGCTTGAAACTGAATGTGATTTGATTCTCTTAAGCCCAATCAAACACGTTTTTGTTGATATGCCCACAGCTGAAAAACTTGGTAAAAAATTAAATATTATTGTTTGGGACACTCATAGCTTACATACAAAATTAAGATATGTAAATTTTAGATGTTTCTTAAAAAGAAAAAATGATATTGGTGTAATGAATTATGACATTCCATTGTGGGATTTATCTCAGCACTGCAATATTGTTTGTATAGATACTGGTTATGGAGAAATGTTCCCAAATATTTATAGCACGTTTGAACCTATGGATACAAATGTGCTTTATCCAATACCAGAAGAAGAAAAAATTTATGATGTATCTTTCATTGGATCAACTGAAGATTATGAAAGACAATTTTATAAATACAATTTAGACAAACTTGGACTTAAGATCAATTGGCTAGGAGGAAGAGGACCTAATGATAAAAGACTTTCTCACGAAGAATGGGCAGAAGCTCATAGAAAATCTAAAATTGAACTTAATTTTAATGGCAATGCTTTCATAGGTAATAGAAAATCTAGAGTATGGGAAATTGCTGCTTGCGGAAATATGATGATTGCAACTCTTCCTGATGTTTATAAATTTCACACTGGAGAATGGTTCAAGGATGGAGAACATTTTGCATCAATCAACGAAAACAATTTTGCATATGTAATTCAATATTACTTAGATCATAATGAAAAAAGAATTCAGATGGCAAAGAAAATGCACGAATTATTTATGGAAAAATATACACCAAGAATATGGTGGGAAAATTTGATGAGATATTCAAACTTAAAGGATTAAAATATGAATATGAAAGAATATTATGAAATGTATCTAACACTACATCAAAATAAAGTATGTAGAAGATTACACGTACTTGGACAATTTATGACAATTTTATGGGTTGCCCTATGTATCAAATTTGGTTACTATTGGTTTCTTATCTTAACACCATTTATTGTTTATCCATTTGCTTGGTCTGGACATTATTTTTTCGAAAAGAATCAACCAGCTGCATTTAAAGATCCAGTGAAAGCAAAAATTAGTGATTGGATGATGCTTTGGGACATACTAAGAGGCAAAGTTCCATTCTAAAAAAAGAGGCCATTTGGCCTCTTTTTTATTTATCAAAAAAACTATCTAAAACTTCACCTATATAATGAATTTGTTCAGGTGTTATCACTGGAGATGTTCCTAAAAAGAATGTATCTGTAGTGACTTTTTTAGCTACAGGAAAATCACTAAGATCCATATCACCAACTAAATGACTATAAGCTGGTTGCATCAAGATATTACCAGCAAAATATGGTCTAGTTTGAATTTTCTTCGATTCAAAATACTGACAGATATCACTCCTCTTAAAAGGCGCATTATCTTTGATTGTTATAGGAAATGCAAACCAATTAACATCAGAATGCTTCTCTGCAATTGGCAATACAAAATAATCTTCATACTTACTAAAAACATCAAAAAGCATCTTATAATTATTCTGTCGCAATCTTTTTATTTCTGACAACTTTTCAATTTGCGCTAATAACATACTTGCTTGAACTTCTATTGGCTTTAAGTTATATCCAATTTCCTCATAAACATACTTATGATCAAAAACTTCACCTGGAATACTTGGCAACCACTCAGAAAATCTCTTATTACAAGCACCACACTCAGTTATATTTTGCTTACCAATACAAAAACAACCACGACCCCAATCTCTAATACTTCTAATTACTTTTTCTAATTGTTCATCATTACAACAAACTAATCCACCCTCTCCACAAGTTATATGATGAGCAGGATAAAAAGAACAAGAAGACATTGTTCCAAAACTACCTAAAGGATTACCATCAAATGTTGAACCTAAAGCATCACAGCAATCTTCTAATAGAATTAATCCATAATGATCAATAATATCTAAAAGCCTATACATATCAGGAGGATTTCCCAATACATGAGCAAATGTAATTACTTTAATCTCTGGATCTGCTTGCAATGTAGCTTCAACATCATCTAGATTTAAATTCAAACCATCTAAAGAAATATCAACAAAAACAGGCTTGAATCCACATTGAAATATAGGATTTATTGTTGTAGGAAAACCAGCAATAGGAGTGAGAACCTTAGTGCCTTCAGGAAAATTTAAGTATCTTTTTGACTTTAAAGAAGACATCATCAATAAATTAGATGAACTACCAGAATTAGTCAATAATGCATAATTTTTTCCAAACAAAGAAGATAATTTTTTCTCAGCCTTATATGCCTCTGATCCTAAAACAAGCCAACCATCAAGAAGAGTGGAAATAGATCTTACAATTTCTTCATGATTAAAATAAGGCCCAGCATAATGAACATAATCTTTACCAGGCCTCCATTTTTTCTTAGATTCAGAATTTACATACTCTTCAACAATCTTAAGTAATTCTTCTTTTGTCATAAAATAATTATACGTTCAAAGAATAATTCTTCAAGAAATATTCTAAATCTTCAGGAGTTCCAAGACCCCACATACCTGAAATGTCAAATGTTTTAATTTTCTTATTATCTAAAATTGCTTCATTAAACACTGGACAAACATAAAATTCATTATTCACTCTAATGTTCTTTTGAATCATATTTTCAGCATACTTGACAAAATCAGAACCGTGCTTCCAATAATAAACACCAACAGTGGCAATATCAGAAATAGGATTCTTTTCTGCTACTTCAACAACATAACCATCTTCATCAATTTTTGCATAAGACCATTTAGGATGAGTAGCTCTAAAAGAAACAATACCAGCATCTAAATTTTGCTCATTCATTTTATAGAAAAAATCTAAACTATTCCATTCAATAAACTGATCAGAATTTGCAATAACTAAAGGTTCATCATTATCAATAAATTCCTTAGCCAACAGAACAGTACAAGCAGCACCTTCAGTAACTCCATCAACTTCAACAATCTTGCAATTATTAGAAACAAGATTTAACATAGAATCTAAATTGTATTTTTCTCTGTGAGCTTTCTGAACTACAAAAATATAATTAGCTTCAACATTCAAATTTTCAACTACTACTTGAATCATTGGTTTACTATGTACTTCAATCAATGGTTTTGGAAAAGTATAACCAGCTTGAAGAAATCTACTACCATTACCAGCCATAGGAATTAATACATTCATCTTTTTATCAACCCATCTTTCTATGTGTTTATTATTACAACTAAATGCATTATATATTTTTTCATAGTCAAAGTCATCAGTGTTGTTTACCCTCAATACTTTAGCTCCTGATCTATATGCAGAAGTAAGTCCAGTAGGTGAATCTTCTACTATCAATGTAGAATCTGGCAATACACCAAAATATGACATAGCCTTCCAATATATTTCTGGATGAGGCTTAGCATATTTAACATCCTCATTAGAAAGCACTAAATCAAAATATTCTAAAATACCAAGGTTAGATAAGGCTAAATTTACTGTGTTTTTTACAGAATTAGAGCAACAAGCAATAAGAAATCCATTAAGTTTTAAAGTTTCAAAAATATCGATAAATTTGTAATTTTTTTGCAACTTAGATAATTCAATAAGTGTGTGCTCTTGTTTTTTATCAAATATATTTTTTTTAGTATCTTCTGACAATTTATGTTTTTTGGAAAGAAGATTTAATTTGTCATAAGTTTTCAACCCATCATAATATCTTAGGTGTTCTTCCCAACTAATTACTAAAGAAAGATCTATTTCTTGAAGAGCTGAATTCAATGAGTTAAAATGAATTTCCTTTGCTTCTACTAAAACTCCATCAAGATCAAACACAACTAATTTTGCCATAAATATATTATAAATAAAGATTATTTCCTTAACGCTTCATCAATCTTCATACCCAACTTCAATAACCTATAACGCAACTTCTGGTAATTAATCTCACAACGGATATCCTGAGACCAATTATTTCCACCAAACAATTTCTTCTTTGCAGGTTCTATTTCCAATCAAGTCTAAATATCTTGATTTTGGAATATTGTGCTTTTCATAATTGCTTTTTCCTACAATTCCATTCTTATAATTATCACGAACAATTTTGGCAATTTTATAACTTTCTAAATCTTTTTCAGATTTTTGTTTTCCTAAATTAAGTCTTTTATCTGTAGAGAAAATTTGTTCAATAGATAATCCTTGTCTGTATCTTCTATCTAAAGTAGATTTCGGAATATCAACTTCTTTGCTCCAATCTGAAAGCGACAATGTTTTATCATTGTATGTTAGATAAATTGTTTCTTGATTGGATTTTTGATATACATAATTTTCGTCAAACCAAGTACGATTTGATAAGACATCATAAATTGTTGAAAGGGGTGTATCTAGTTTTAAAGATATATCCTTAGCTGATAAAGTTTGATGCAAAGTTCTAATAGTATTGGCAACTTCCTGATCTATTTTTTGATTATTGTGAGGCTTTGGATCTTCACCAACATAATCAGCTAATTCTAAATATTTTTGATATTTTCTTGAAAGTCTTGTTTCTTCTGTCGAATCTTTGTAAAGCCAATCTAAAAATTTTTTTGCAACATACTTGCCACTAAAATAAAGGTTAGTGTATGTACCATTGTTTTTAATACTGCCTTCACAATTATTATTGTTTTCATTATAGAATTTTTTTAATCCTGATAAAAAACTTTCAGTCCCTACGATTGATGCTGAATATTGTCCTTTTGAAGGGTTGAAATGAACACATCCATCACCATCAAAATATCCTCTAATAAAATTATTCATAAGTTCATTTGAAATATCTTTACACCAATTTAAATTATAAGTTTTATTATTAGTATTAAAATATTTATTTATATCTTTTTTAATTTGATTTGAACATATTCTGATAGCTGACTGATCTTGCCCATTTTTTTTGGGAGTAAAATAAATTTTTCCATTATAAGAAATATCTTTTTTAAATCTATTTAAAATTTCTTCATCTGATTTGATAATGTTAATTATCAAATAATTCATTTTATTTTCAAAATTGGTTATATGACCATCCGCTGCAATAAAACCCAAATAATAAGCTGATTTATCATTCAAGTTGGAAAAATAAAAATCATTCAAAGAGTAAGTTCGTTTATCAACCATTTTGGTTCTCCATATTAGATTATACATCATAAACAAAATAATAAGGGAAGATAATTCTTCCCTTATTATTAAGAATTCAAATTTTTACGAAACTGTGATGCGACTTACAGCGTAATCATTTATCAAAGCGAATCCTAATTCTTCATACACAACCCAGCCTAATCTCAATCTCTTTGGATCGTCAGCTGGAAGAACGGTGATGTCTTGGCGAACTGGCATTGCACCAACGAATTGGGCAGGTGCGAGAACGTAAACACTGTTCTTAGGAACCATTGTGCTGACGTGGATGTCTGCAGAGTAGATATGACCATAGAGACCAGTCATAAGAATATCTCTTTGAGTTGCCTCATCGAAGAATTCCTTACCCCAGTTTCTGATATCTTTGTATCTTTGTGGGTGAAGAACAACCTTAGCACCAATTAACTCATGCTCTTCAATGAGGGTCAACGCAAGGTTGACATTCTCAGGTTGGAGAGTACCAGAAACTGAAATAGCTTGGTCAGTTGGAACACCAGCATTGATGACCTTGAAGACTTCAGTATCTTCTTGTCTTTGGAGGGAGTCCTTAGCACGAACTTGAGCTCTATCGACAATGTAGAATCTTCTTTGGCGAATCTCATTGAGTCTGATTTGTGGGTGTGCAGCTAACTCAACTGTAGGAACGAGAAGCTCTTCAGCCTCAACCTCAGCAGTAGGAACAGCACCTCTCTTAGGAATGACGTATGACTTTACAGCAACGTCTCTCTCATAACGAGCAAGTGCGCCTTGTGGAAGCTCATCAACCATCAAAAGTTTGCGGCCAATTGCTTGATACATGAGGGAAGTCTTGATTGGCTCAACCATTGCTTGTGCAAGGGCTGTGCGTCCCTCTGGAGTTTCAAGAGCCATTGCGATAATGGACTCTCTCTGCTCATTTGTGTTTCTCTTAATCATTGACATTTGATTTTTTCTCCTTTAAAAATTCCTTACCGATTAGACTCCACTAAGTTGGGTGAAGTAAAGAAGGCCAGCAGCAGAGTCATAACTATCAACTCTACCAACAATAACGCCATCGGTTCCAACAGTGCCTAATTTACAAAGCTTACCAGCATTGCCAGAAGCAGCAGCAACTGTGAGAAGATCACCAACAGCAGGGGTCCAACCACCAGCAGCACCATCTTGGGTGACAGAAGTAGATGCAACACCAACGAATCTATCGGTAATAAATTGTGCGCCTGGGGTATTGAAAACTCCAACACCTCTTCTTGGACCTTCATATCCTGAAGAACCAGCAGTTGGGTTTGTTACACCATTGACGTTTTCAGCCAAGAAGTCGCCAATAGCTCTCTTTGAAACAACATAGAAACCATTGTTGTTAGCTTGAAGAACACCATTGGAATCGGTGTAAGAAGAACCAACTGGATCAGCAAGAATCATGGTGTTGCCAGTTCTTGCAGTATCATCTGCAGAGAAACCAACAAATTTACCTAATTGTTGTTGAAGGGTTGTGAAACCTGTAGCAGCTCTGTAAGCAGCAGCAACAGTTCCGTCACTCTGAAGGAAGAGTGCGTCACCTGCAAGCCATGAAGCAGAAGCAGCTGTGTTGTAGTTAGCAACTACAAGAGTGTTTAATGCACGAATAGCCATTATATTTTCTCCTAAAATTTATTGTGAGGTGATTAATCCTCGATTTTTGGCATTGTCCAAGTGCCTTTAAGAGCACTTTGGATGTCAAGAGCTGCACTGTTGTTGGAAAATCCACCAGACATTGCAGGAGATGTAGATACGCCTAATGTTGAAGCGGTTCTAGTACTCATTCTTTCAGCAGCTGCAGCAGCAACTCTTTCAGTTGATGATTGTGCAGACTTGAGTAAAAGTTTGGTTTGTCTGATCATAGAATCAGCTTTCAAACCATCGTTGAGCATTTGCTCAGCGTATGAATCAACTTCGTCAGAAGTGATAATTCCAGCTAAAGCTAATTTTGTTGCACAGCTATAAGAACACTTGATTCTTGCTGTATCAACAGAAGCTTTAAGTTCAGTAACAGTTGTAGCTTTGCCAGGAAGTTGAAATTCAGCGCCTGAAGGACCTTTACCAGTCAATTTAAGACCTTCTTCGTGAACAGGCTCTTGAATTTGCTCAGATTTTCTTTCCATATCTTCTGATTCTTCCTCATCAGACTTATCAGAAGCAGTTCTATTTGTTGGGCACTCTTTGTTTGCACAGCGAGTGTTGTCATCTTCCATCTCAGCTTCAGTCATAGACATTCTTGTACCACAAGCAGTGCATTCAACATCATGTTTGGAAGCACTAACAGATTTTGTTGATTTATGTGGCATAGCTGGCATTTGAGTTGGAACTTCAGGATGTTTAACATCTTCAAATCCTTCAGAAGGATTCTCTAATTTATCCCAATCAACTGTATACTCTAAAGAACCATCACCGGAACCTTCAAATTTCATAGGCTTTGTGACTGAAGGAAATTCCAAATGATCACCATTAACAGTTGGAACTTTTTGTTCAGCCCAAGTTGGATTTTGTTCCTTGAGTGAATTACCTTCACTACTTTGCATAGTCATAGAAGGATAATCTACTTCACCTTCCATATTGACTAAATCTTCGTTATATTTAAAAGAGGCTGACGCAGGATAAGTCTCTTCTTCAGATGCAATCTTCTTGAGAATTTCTTCTCTTTCTGCTCTTCTCATAAGGGCTTCTCTCTGTGCTTTGCGCTCAGCCAATGATTGTTTATTCATTGATCTAACCTCGTTGCTTGTTTTCATAAGTTGTGTTTCATCATCTTCATCATCATCAGACATTGAATCTTCATCATCATCATTAAAATGAGTAATTTCATCTTCATCATCTTCTGAATCAACATCTCCGCCAAGAAGATTATCTAGCGCCTCTTGCACAGCTTTTTGTGCTTGGTCAACCATATCAGCGGGAACTTCAATCTCAAAAGTGGCGACATCATCACTATCTTCTACTTCGTCTTCGTCTTCCATATCGTCTGACATATCATCAGACATTTCTTCATTTTCATCATCTGAATCCTCATCACTCTCAAAGTGATGGAACTCTAAATCTTCATCATCATCGTCAGATTCATCTTTTGCGAAGTCAACAGTCTCTTTGCCATGATCAAGGTCCAAATTGGAGAAATCAAGACCAGCTTGTTTTGCAATATTTGGTAGATATTTTGCTCTAATTGCTTTTGCTACAACAATTGCTTCATTATTGTTTAATGATGCAGTTTTCGTCATATCTGAAGCACAATTCAAAAGATCTTCCTTATCAGTTGCATTGATTTCAGCTAATCTCATTGCTGCAAATCTTCCCTGATTGGCTCTATTCGAATTTTTGTTCATTTTTTATGCTGCTTCCCTTAATAAAAATAAAATCTTTTATCAAAGAATCTATAAATTAGTTTTATAAACTTTTTTTTAACTTCTAGATAAGTTGTTTTTACACCTTTTTTAAAGAAAAATAAGTGAGGGAATTATCCCCCACTTATCTATCAATTTTTAGTCAATCCAAGTGATTGTAACATCAAGCTTTGATGGATCATTCTTAGAAGCTTGTACAGATGTTCTAGAATAATTTCCACACTTGTAGCAGAATGTATTATTTTTTACTTTATGTGCTTCTCTATCACCGCAAGATGGGCAAACCATTCCAATTGGTAACATAGATTCTGCTTTTCTGTCAAATGCAGGTAAAGCAGTTTTCAAGTAAACATCTGAATCAACAGTAGCAGAAAGTCTTACCATTGTTTTGATATCAGAAGCAACAGGTCCCATACCAGGAGCAGCTGGAGCAGGTGCAGGTGTTTCAGTAGGTGCAGTAGCTGCTCCTAAACCAGTATCTGGTCCAAGTCCCATTGGTTCTTCACCCATATCAGACTTGCCCTTATCTCCCATAGAAATAAGTTCAATTGATTGCATAATTTTGTATGTAGTGCCACAACTTTGACAATCTGCATTAGACTCTGAAATATTTACATCATCAGAACCACAAACAGGACATACTGATCCCCAAGGTTTCTTTTCACCTGGTTCTGTCATTGCATCCATATCAGCAGATTCATTCATATCTGCTCCACCAGTTAATGAAGAAATTCCTAAATCTCCAC